AAAAACGAAACAAAGCAGTTTTGAGGATATTGTTAGATCTTCGCTCCTATGAAGATACACATCAAACCACTTTCAACAAACAAACTATTCAAAGGTCGCCGGTTCAGAACACCAGAATACGACGTGTACGAATACCTCATCCTTCAAGCTATTACCGGCTGGAAGCCCCAGATATACGACAAAATGACGTTTATACTGCAGGTTGGCTTATCAAGTAAAAACGCTGACCTAGACAACTGTATTAAGGCGTTTGTGGATATTTTGCAGAAAAAATACCTATTTAACGACTCGAAAATCTACCGGATAGAGGCTCAAAAAGAGATTGTTAAAAAAGGCGCTGAGTACATTGATGTTGAGATTACCCCGTTCCTTGAGTAGTTTTTGTGGTGTTATTATTAAATAATAACGAAACAGTTTATGAAACACCTTGATCTTTTCTCAGGTATTGGAGGATTCGCTTTAGCGGCTGATACTGTATTTGGGAACGTAGAGCACACGTTCGTTGAGATTGACCCATTTTGTCAAGAGATATTAAAAAAACATTGGCCAGAAAGTGAGGTACACCATGACATCAGACAGTTTATTGCCGACACCGAACGCAAGGGATGGCCGAGGAAAAGGGATAACACCTCGGGACAACATGGACAGCTTGATCGGTCATGGAAAAACAAAACACCGTACATACTCACTGGTGGATTCCCCTGCCAACCATTCAGCCAAGCAGGTAAACGAAAAGGAACGGCAGACGACCGCTACCTCTGGCCTGAAATGTTTAAAGTCATCCAACTATACCAACCCCAGTGGGTCATTGCTGAAAACGTGCGTGGCCTCACTACTTGGAACGAGGGCATGGTACTCGAACAAGTGTGTACTGACCTGGAAAGCGAAGGTTACGAAGTCCAACCGCTTATTATTCCAGCTTGCGGTGTCAACGCCCCGCATAGGCGAGAAAGAGTCTGGATTATTGCTCACTCCCTCAACAGTAGACGGCAAGGACAGCCACTCAATAGGACTAGCGGACAGAGTGCAGTTGTTACCAACTCCAGATCACAACGATGGGAACCGGGGAGCGAGGATCAATCAGAACGGACATCAAATAACGATCAGCAACAAGGTTGGCCAGACTGGTCAAGAGACTGGCAAGAAGTTGCGTTTGCAACCTGCTATGACGGAGTGGATGATAGGATTCCCCGAAAACTGGGTAACACTACCATTAGCTCTGCAAGATGGCGTAGAGAAGCCCTTAAAGCCTACGGTAACGCAATAGTACCCCAAGTTGCAATTGAAATTATGGAGGCAATAAAACTAGTGAAGTCGTGACATTTTGTCACAGGTTGAAATCATTTGCTTCTAATTTGGTACTTTACAACCGTTGCAGAACGGGTATACTAAGCATATGATACAAATAGATTTCCCCGATTTACAAAACGACGTCATAGATTATTGGGATGAAGAAGGCATCGAGTATTTCTCAATTGATAATAACGGTTTTGATGAACCTGGTTCATTTCACTACGAAACAACAATATTGCCAGAGTTTCAAAACACCCTCGATGATCCACTCTTATGCATCTACGAACTAGGATTTAGTAGTATTAGCCAATATATAGGGAGCAAAACATGACAGAAATAACTACAAAACAACAATCAATAGCCGAGTTTTTATCAAGCCCGATTATCCAAAAAAACATTGAGAGCGTGGTGGGTGAAAGAAAACAGCAGTTTATTACCTCTGTAGCGTCCCTGGTCAACTCTAATGATAAGTTGCAACTAGTAGACCGCAAGAGCCTGTTTGCTGCTTGTTTGGTCGCTGCTAGTTTAGATTTGCCAATCAACCCGAACCTCGGATTTGCTTACATCATTCCCTATAAAGATCAGGCTCAGTTTCAAATGGGATACAAGGGATTCATCCAACTAGCGATGCGATCAGGTCAATTCCAAACACTCAATGTTACTGATGTTCGAGAGGGAGAAGTTGGCGCAAACAACAGGCTCTCCGGAGAGATAGAGTTTGTCTGGTCAGATGACCGAGACGACTTGGCTGTTATCGGGTATGTCGCCTATATGAGGCTCACCAATGGGTTCGAGAAGAGTCTGTACATGACCACTAAGGAACTCACCAACCACGGAATGAAGTTTTCAGCCTCAATGAAAAAAGGGTACGGCCTCTGGAAAGAAGACTTTAATTCTATGGCCAAAAAGACGGTAGTTAAGATGCTTCTATCAAAGTACGCACCAATGACTACGCAAATGCAGACCGCCACCCTAGCAGATCAGGCAGTAATTGAGGATGAAAAGTACAAATACCTAGACAACGAGGCAATACACCCAGAAGAGGTTGCACAGGAAAAAGAACAAGCGCGTATTCTCAAACACATTCAGGGCAGTAAAAGTATAGAAGATTTGGAATTATGCAGAGACGCAGTTGAATCACTCTCCACCACAGATGAAGCGTACAAAGCGTTTAGTGCGCGTTTTGATGCTCTAGCAAATATGAAGTAGTACTGTACAACCGTTATACAACGGTGTATGCTTCTATTTAATACTATAAAGGAGAAAATATGAATGACCTAGTAAAACTCACCCGAAATCTATCGGCGCCGGAAGCGATAACAAAAACACTTATAACAAAGATGTCCTCATTCTTTGAAGAAATAGAGGCACAAAAAGCAGTGATTGAGGGAATTGTAGTCACACAACCAGACCAAGTAGCAGAGATGCAACAGGCCAGAGGTATCCGCTTGCAGATAGCAAAGAGAAGGTTTTTAGCCAGAGACATTGTAAAAGAAGAACGCAACAAGTTAAAAAACGCAATGGCTGACTTTAAGTTACAAGATACATTGTGGCTAAAATCATTCCAAATGCTTGAGGCGGTATGCGACAATCTCGAGGGAAAGTGTGAGGAGAAAGAGAAGTTTGCAGAGCGGTACTTGGCTGAGCAGAAGCAGATGAGATATGAAACGAGGGTGGCGAAGCTGTACCAGTTTGGCACAGATCCAAGTATTTATTCCCTGGCAGATATGACTGATGAGGCGTTTGATAAACTCTTGGAAAACGAAAAACTAGCTTACAACGCAAGAATTGCAGCGCAGAAAAAAGCTGAAAGGGATGCAGCATTAGAAGCCAAAGCAGAAGCCGACCGACAGGAAGCTATCAGAAAAGAAAATATAGAGCTTAGAGCGCAAGCAGAAATCAAGGAAAAAGAGCTTGCCAAAGAGCGAGAGGCGCAACAAAAAATACTTGACGCTGAGCGCAAAGCCAGAGAAATAGTCGAGGTTAGAGCCAAAGCTGAAAAAGACGCACAGGCAAAAAAAGAAGCAGCAGAAGCCACACGACTTGATACCCTCAAGAAGGCTCAAGAGGACGAAGACCGCAAAAAACTACTAGCACCGGATAAAGATAAGTTACTGGAACTATCAAGCGTGATTGAGAAGATTGGTATGCCGGCAGTTAATAGTAAAGAGGCTTCATCAGTGATCAGAGCTACCGAGGATATGCTTGGAAAAGTAACAAATTATATTAGGGAGAAGGCAAAAACACTATGAAAATTCTATACTTCGATACTGAGACAACAGGTGTTGATTACTTGAAGCATGACATTACACAATTCTCTGCCATTGTTGAAATCGACGGCGAGGTGGTCGATGAAGTTAATTTCAGATGTCAGCCTAGCCGGTGGGAAAATATCAATGAACAAGCTTTGATTGTGACAGGTATCACACTAGATCAGTTGAGGACTTATCAAAAACCCGAGGAAATGTTCAAACAAATTAAAGATTTACTAGGTAAGTACATCCCAAAGTACACAAAGATGGGCGACAAATTTTATCCTGCTGGTCATAATGTTAGTTTTGATCTAAATTTTCTCGATTCTTTTTTCAAATTACATGGAAACTCTGACGATCAAAAATGGGGAATTACAAGTTATCAAAACTGGAGAGCGCTAGATTCTCGGGTATTTAGCAACTTCCTTGGGGTTTGTGGCAAACTGCCAACTGAGAACATGAAACTTAGTACAATTTGCGAACACTACGGAATAGAACTAGAAGCGCACGATGCGCTATCTGATATTAGAGCCACCAGGGAACTAATCCAGAAAATGATTGAGATATTAAGTTGAAAAGGTTTAACTCGTCAATAGGAAGTAGTACTGTACAACCGTTATTTAACGGTGTATACTTCTATTTAATATCAAAGTAGAAAAAGGAAACATGATACAAACAAAAATAAACAACCGAGTAAAAGAATTGATGATTGAGCAGGGTATGGATACATCCAATGAGTTGCTGGTCGCACAGGTTAGTATTATCTATCTACAAGCCCACCGAGATTTGCTTGTAGAGCTACACAAGGGGTCAAAATGAACACAGTCGATTTCTCAAAACAAAAGTTCCACCCAAGTAGTCTCAAGCTACTGATGACCAACTCAAGATCTAAAAGCGATCCACTTTCAGAAACTGCAAAAGGTTGTTTGCACGAGATATACATCGAGGAGGTGTTTGGTCGCAGAAAGACCATCAGCAGTGCAGCGATGAAAAAGGGTACAGCGGTTGAAACAGACAGTCTGGAATTGTTACAAGCAGTGACTGGAGATGTGTACTTTAAGAATCAAAAGACACTTGAGAACGAATATTTGATAGGCACTCCAGACGTTATTGATAAAAAGAACAACAAGGTAGTCGATATTAAATCAAGCTGGGATATCTGGACCTATAGCAGGGTAAATCAAAATTCTGCACTCAAAGACTACGCATGGCAACTCAAAGGCTATATGTGGCTAACCGAGACTAGGAGTGCGCAGTTAGTGTACGCCCTGGTGAATACGCCGGAGTTCATTATCGAAGACCAACTGTACAAGATGTCCTTCACATTGCCACCAGAAACAGATATGGAGCAATTTAGACCGAACTTCATATTTGATGATATCCCAAATGAAGTGAAGATTAAGCGCTTCGAGGTTGCTTACTTCGAGGAGGAGATGTCAGAGCTTCGATCAAGGCTTGATCTGTGTAGAGAGTATTTATCAACATTGAAATTATAAAGCCGAAAGGCGGAAAGGATAAAATGAAAAAACCAGAAAACTTAAAAGCAGGAGACCAATTCAGAGTGACTGAGAGATATAACAGCTTTAATATTGGAGAAAAAGTTTACATTTTGCATGGGTCGGAATATGCATACCCAATAATATTGCAATTAGCAATAAATAGCATATCAATTTACATAGATGATAAAAACGAGATTAAAATTAACTATGGGTTTGGTGGTGTGCATCTTGCCAGCATGGATGAAAATAAAGTTTTCAGAACAAAAAAAGAGTTACTTGAAAATTTGGAGTCAAGGGTTGATTGAAGTAACGAATAATAGCCGAAAGGCGGAAAGGAAATATGCAAAGACCAACCAATTTAAAAGAAGGAGACATGTTCAGAGTGATTAGGGGAGATAACAGCTTCAAGTTGGGCGATATTATCTCACTTAAATATGATGATGGCACTGCTGTTCCATACTTCTGGAATGCGGATAAATCTAACTATTATTGTAGATCCTTCTCCGACCTCGAACCCTACGCCAAAACAGCCAGAGATGCACAAGTTGGGGATATTGTGCTTGTCAGTGATGGAGCTAGATACCTGGTGTTTGAGAGGGGTCAAAGAACGGTTTTACTTTCGAGTAAAAATGATTTTACAAAGACTGGTGACACTTACACCTTTGGCCAACTAGACAGATATTTCACCCTCAAAGCTGAGCCAGAGGTAGACGACAAAACAGCCGAAGCAATAAAGCTACTCAAAGAAGCAGGATATAAAATTAGTAAATAATAGCCGAAAGGCAGAAGGAAATATATGAAAAAAATAATAATAGGAGTATTAGCAGGAGGATTGGGAGTTCTACTTTTAATTGCAGCGTATCCCTCCAGCCCAGAGCCAATAATAGTGGAAGTTCCTGAACAAAAAAAAGACGTTTCAGACAGCTTATCATACGCGAAGAATAGTTATATGAATGAGTGTAATAGTGAAGGCAATATATATAACTATTGCTCTTGTACATTTGAATATTTAGACAATACACTTACTAATACTGAGTTTATAAAAACAAGCCAAGAAGCTGAAAATAACACAGAAGTGGTTCCACAAGTAATTTGGGATGCAGCACTAAGTTGTGCAGAATATTTAGAATAGGGTGATAAAAGCGGAAAGGAAATGTATGAGTATACCCCACGATGGGATACCAGCTCAAGCATTTATTGATTTTGTCAATCTAAATACAGCAGATGAAGCCAAGAGATGCAGAATTTTACTTGCAGAGGTATTGTTAAAACTAGAGAAACTAATTAGCCGAAAGGCAGTAGACGATAAAACAGCCAAGATAAACCATCGTTCAGAAATTCTACTCGAACTATTACAGGTGTTCAACGACTACGATGTGCCACTTACTATGACCGCTGAGCAGGTGAGAGATATTTTACAGGAATATTTAACCAAAAAGGACTAACCTATGACAGACACACAAAAAATACTACTAGCTAATGAAAATCCTCACAAGAATATATTCGGGGAAAAATACAGCCCCATGTTTGACCCTCAATGTAGGGTGTGTAAAAGCAACAAATTAAATAAAAGAGTTAAACTAACTAAAAAGGACTAACTATGAAAAAACTACTTATGGGAATTGCTTGGGTTGCATCACTTCTCACAGTCTATGAATTCTTTTATTGGATCGAAAATGAGGGCAGTGATTTACCACTATTGTTCATTTTCATCTTCTTTTCAATAGTCGTTATCTCTATTGCCTTGATCCAAGAAAGAACGAAGAAGGACTAACCTATGACAGACACACACAACGTAAAAAAGATATTTAAAGGAGCGACAATACTATGAGGATAATCTCTCTAGTAAACCAAAAAGGGGGAGTAGGTAAAACTACCACAACTAAGAACCTCGGAGCGGGACTTGTCCGAGAGGGTAAACGTGTTTTACTTATCGACCTAGACCCTCAAGCTAACCTCACTTA